TCTAGAAGGTATATTAAAATTGAAAGAGAAGGAGAATGGAAATGACACGTAAAGAATTTGACGATTGGATTTACACTTGCCCTACCCACAAGGCTGAGATACTGTGGGATGAAGATGGATATGTACACGTACAATTCCCTATACAACAAGAGGAGAATGACAATGAGTAACACAGACAAGAGATACCAGAAGAGTACTACACCCATCCTAGATGATGAGGATAACCATTCATCGTATCAAGTAGTGCGAGAACTATGGGTAGCTAGGCAACCTGATTGGCAAGAGGGTGTAACGTGGGAAGATTGCGATGAAGATGTACAAGGCAGATACTATAATGAACGCAGAGAGCAATGTCAGATACGCACTACAGCTAAGTGGGATGCACTATCTGAAGATAGCAGACGTATGCAAATAGAATCCTACAACAATACCGTAGATGCGTTAGACAAGATGATGCACGTAATGTATGACTTAGAACGTCCTATACCTGAGAGCATACGTAAGATAGCATGTAAGGAGTTTACTTGGTGATGAACAAGGTACACCCACTAGAGGTACACATCTGTATAGGCATAGCTTTAGTCATTGCCTGTATAGAGTACTGGCTTAATCAAATAGGTATGAGTGGCTTCACTTATGCTTTAATAGTAGGAGACTGATATGAAACCATATCATAACGAGGGCTTTTTTAAGGCAGCACTGCTAGTAATCTTTCTACTTGTACCTCTGCCCTACATCATAGGCTACCTAGCATGGGGAGACCCTTGGGTAGCAACATATAAAGAGATGTTTCACCCTGACAGATGCAGGTATGAGGACAACAAACACAATGTAATAGATAACTGTGAGAGGGAGTAACAGATGTCAGAAGAAAAGATTGATATAGAAATGTGGGCATTGAAAGATGTAGAAAAAAATACCATAGTTAGAACTAAGTGGGGAAGGTCTACTTGGACTAGAAAACCTCACGTAAATAACCTCCCAATTATCCCAGGGTACTATGGTTGGGAATTAAGAGATAAATTAAAACCTATTAAAATAACTGTTAAGGAGATATAAATGGTTGCATGGATGCCAAGCCCAGTGTATAACTATGCTGTAGAGTATGAGGGTGTAAGTTTTAATGACTCTGGTGTGAACACTAGGGTAAGGTCTATATACCTTTACGCAACCAGTGAGCTACACATTAAACAGATACTAGGTGACTACAAAGTTTTAACAATAGAAAAGTATGAAGGGAAGTAAGATGAAAATAATTAAACCAATAAATCCTATAGCAAGGGCTATGCTCAGAAGCAGACAAAGCCCACAGGTTATACCCAACAAAAAGAAGAACAGATACCCAGACATAGATGACTATGACGGTGTCTACATAGATATGTTTACTGGAGAAGTGAAGGAACTTGACGATGCAGAGGACGATGACCCACATGACGAGATGTACCCTACTACACCACCAAACAAAAAGGAGAAGTAATATGATAGAGGAGATATGGAAAGCTGTACCAAAATCAGAAAGACTAACACATGAACAGAATAATATATGGACAAGCCGTTATCAAATATCAAATCATGGTAAGGTATGGTCTAATTGGTCAAACAGATTAATAAAACCCCATCCTAATACAGAGGGCTACTTAGTGAAGGGGTGGACAATACCTAAAAAATTTAGAGTGTCTAAAAAAGTAGCTATTGTGACAAGGGTGCATAGACTTGTTGCTTTAAGTTTTATAGATAATCCTGATAATAAACCTCAAGTTAATCATATAGATGGTAACAAATTAAACAACATAGTTACAAACCTTGAATGGAATACATCAGAAGAAAATATATACCACTCATTATATGAGTTGGGTTACCTTGAAATGTATGGAAAAAAAGGTTATGAAAGTCAGTATGCAAAGTTAACAAAAGAACAGTATGAGTTCGTTATAAAAAACTATATACCAAAAAATAAACAGTATGGTGCTAGGGCTATGGGAAGAAAGTTTGGAGTTCACCATAAAACCATACTAAAGATATTGAAAGATGCAAAATGTTAACCACTGCACTCGTATGTCTAGCCCTAAATGTATACTGGGAAGCAAGGGATCAGTCCACAGCAGGTCAAATAGCTGTGGCACAGGTTGTAATCAACAGGGTAAATGATAAAAGATACCCTGACAACGTGTGTGATGTCGTTACACAGGCAGTAAGACATTCGGGTAGTAACCTACCTGTAAAGCACAAGTGTCAATTCTCATGGTACTGTGACGGTTTGAAGGATCAACCAACTGATGATAAGTCTTGGTCTAAGGCATTACTGGTAGCTGTCACTGTGTTTGACGGTAAGACTGTGGACATACTTGACGGTGCAACACACTACCATGCAATTAATGTTTATCCCGATTGGGCATTGACAAAGACAAAGACTTCACGTATAGATAGTCATATATTTTATAGGTGGGAGAAATAATATGCAGAAGTGGATGGACAAATTTACAGAACAATATATAAAAAAGTCAGGTTTCTTTGTTACAGGAAAAGAAAAAGGCAGAATGATAATGCACGTTTATTACAAAGATAAACCCGATAGACACACAGCGTGTTACAGTTATCCTAATTGTAATGAAGCACCTATGGGTTGTACTGTTAGAATGGGCAGGAGTGCAGAGCAGTATGGACACAGGGATTAAAATATGCCAGTATCCACAAAACAAAGAAGGAAACTAAGCAAATACATACGAATAGTTGGTGTTAAGGGAGAAAAAATTGTAGGTTGTAATATTGATGGTTTAATTAAACACATAGAAAGTAAGTTTGAAGAGGGTATGACTTGGGAGAACTGGTCTTTTGAGGGATGGCATATTGACCATGTTATTCCAATTAGTTTATTTGACTTAACAAAGAAAAAAGAACAAAATAAAGCTGTTCACTACACTAATCTGCAACCCATGTGGGGAAAGCAGAATTTTAAAAAACACAATAAGATGGAAGGAGAAATAAATGAAGCTACCAAGATACGTGCAAAGTAAAACTTTAGCAGATGGACAGGTCTATTATAGATTTAACCCACCACAACATCTAGTAGAACAACACATCATCAGTAGGTGTGAGTTAGGTGCAGATTTGCAACAGGCTAAAGAAGAAGCTAAAAAGTTAAATAAAGAAATAGATGAATGGTGTGATAAATTTGCAACAGTTAAAACTTTAAAGAAGAGTGCCAAGTTATCTCAACTCATTCATCTGTATAAACAATCCAATGATTTCAATATGTTAACTGACAAAACAAAAAGTCAATACATTTATTTTTTAAATATATTAGTGTGTGATTTTAGTGACAGACGCATTGTTGACGTTACAACTAAGATGGCAAAGTACCACTACGAGGAATGGGTAAAGAGAGGGATACATTTTGCCAATTATGCCTGTACTATATGTAGTAGGTTGTTTCGGTACGGTATTCAGATGGAACACATTGTATTGAACCCATTTGGTAATATAAAACGTAAGACTGTCAAACAGAGAAAGACTGTGTGGACAAGGCAACAGGTTAAACAATTCTTAGACTTTGCTTACAGTGAGTTTGAACATAGAAATATAGGACTTATTATTCAGATGACATATGAGTGGTGTCAGAGGATTGGGGACATGAGAATGTTAACATGGGACAGTGTTAATTTAGACACATCTATTCTGTCCCTTGAGCAGTCAAAACGTAGAGCACAAGTGTTCCTTCCTATCTCTAGTGAACTCAAAACAATGCTCACACAGCAACAAGAAGACTTTGGATTCCAACCCTACGTTGCACCAAGACCTCGCCCTGTAAGTGGCAAATATCAGCCATACAGCCTTGATAGGATGACCAAACAGGGTAGACTTGTTATGAAACTGGCAGGGTTACCAGATGAGTTAAGGCTTATGGACTTACGTAGAACAGGTACAACTGAGATGGTTGAGTCGGGTGTTCCACTACCACAGATAATGGCAGTAACAGGACACACAAACCCACAGTCAGTAAAACCCTATTTAAAAAATACATATACAAGTGCAAATAATGCCTTGACAACCAGAATCAATCATGTAAAATCCACTGTAAGTGAAAACATAGAAAGTGATATAACATGAATAATATATATAACATTGTAAGTGATTTACATTTAAGTAATGGAGAAACTAAACGTATGGACTGTCCTGTATGTAAAGGTTACAAAACATTTACAGCTACAAATAATATGGGTAAGTTAGTTTGGAACTGTTACAAGGTTGATTGTTCTGTATCTGGTAATATACGTGTTCACTTAACTAGTGAGGACATACGTAAGTCACTTGTACCCCACGTACAAGATCATAAAAAGGAATTTGTACTACCAGAGTACGTTGTAAGTAATGCACAGGAAGTGTTACCCTTTCGTAAGAAGTATGAATTAAACGAGAACGAAGTTGAGTTATACTATGACGTTAAGGAACATAGAGTTGTATTTCCTGTAGTACACGACAGTTGCATAATTGACGCAGTTGGACGTTCTTTAGGAAAAAGATTACCCAAATGGAAAAGATATTGGAATAGCGACTTGCCATACATACATGGTTATGGTAAGGTGGCTGTAGTTGTTGAGGACTGCGTGAGTGCTGCTGTTGTAGGCAGTGACGTATATGTCGGGGTGGCTGTGTTGGGTACTTCACTTGCTGAATCACACAAGAGGTACTTGTCGCAGTTCTCAGCAGCAATAATAGCGTTAGACCCCGACGCACTACCAAAGACGCTACAGTTTGCAAAAGAGTTACGTGGTTACGTAGATAGTGTAAGAGTAATGAAGTTAATTGACGATTTAAAATACAGAAACCCGACCGACTTAGAAAACTTAGACCAACATAGGAGATTGAATTATGGAATTAGGACTAATTAGAAGTTTAATGGATAAAAAGTTTTACGATGAACATCGTGGAGCTAGATGCCCAGACAGATTGTTTAGTAAAGATGTACGTAAGATTAAACAGTCTATAGATAAAGCAATGCAACAATATGAACGCAGTGTTACACCAGACGAAATAGAGGCTTTGTTCGTATCTGGTAATCCCACAATGACCACAGCACAGAAGGGTGCTTACAGTAATCTGTTTGCACAGGTCAAGAAGGAACAGGCTATGGGCAGTGACATTGCACAGGACGTATTGTCCAAACTGTTTCAGCAGGTTATTGGCGAGGACATTGCCAACATTGGATTTGACTACGTGAATGGTACACAGAATAATCTTGAGCCACTACGTAATATCATTGAGAGTTATGGGGATGACTTCACACCGAATCTTAACATTGAGTGGGACGACATTGACATTGAAACACTGCTCAGTAAGAATGACTTGGAGTCACAGTGGACATTCAATATACCTACACTCTGTCGTAGGGTTGAGGGTGTGAACGCAGGACACCTGATTGAGATTGGTGCTAGACCCAATACAGGTAAGACTTCCTTTCATGCCAGTATCATTGCAGGTCCAAATGGTTTTGCACGACAGGGTGCAAGTTGCATTGTTCTATGTAATGAAGAGGGTGCTCACAGAGTTGGTGCAAGATACCTGACTGCTGCAAGTGGTATGACAATGCACGAAGTAAAGGCAGACCCAAAGAAAGCACACACTCTTTATGAACCAGTAAAGAAGAACATAAAACTGCGTGACGCTACAGGTAAAGACATGGCATGGGTAGAGAGTGTATGTAAGACGTACAAGCCTGACATTGTGGTACTTGACATGGGTGACAAGTTTGCACGTACAGGTGGCTTTGCACGACAGGACGAAGCTCTCAAGGCTAACGCTGTGTATGCACGTATGATTGCTAAACAACATGGCTGTGCTATATTCTACATGTCACAGTTGAGTGCAGAGGCAGAGGGTAAGACTACCAGTGTCAATCAGAGTATGATGGAAGGATCACGTACAGGTAAAGCTGCTGAAGCTGACTTGATGATATTGATTGCGAAGGACACTGTTACTGAAGGACAGGAAGAAGAAGGAACTGCACGATACTTAAATTGTGTTAAGAATAAATTGACAGGATGGCATGGACATGTTATGTGTAATCTTGATTATAGAACAGCGAGGTATGAGGTATGAAGGTACAATTAATTAATTATATGGGCAATGATCTGACAGTAGTGAATGCTGCACGTGTTAGCTTCAATGTAAACAAGAAGACATTCATAGATGCAGATGCCAAGCTCATTAAGTATCTAGCCAAGCACAAACACATGTCACCCTTTGGTCATTGCTTTGCGTCCTTCAAAGTGCAAGCACCTATCTTTGTGGCACGACAACTGGTCAAGCATAAGTTCCTACGTTGGAATGAAATTAGCAGACGTTATGTAGACACTAAGCCTAACTGGTATAGACCTAGTATTAATAACCCCGATACAGCTATCTGGAGATCACAGACTAAGGACAAGAAACAAGGTAGTGGTGATGTCATACAGGACGAGAACACACAGAGCAAGGCTACCTTTTATTTAAGTGATGTTATAGGAGAAGCTATGGACGCATACAGTAAGCTACTGAAGATGGGTGTATGTGAAGAACAAGCACGTATGGTGTTGCCTATATGTCACATGACGGAATGGTTCTGGTCTGGTAGTCTTGACGCATTTGCAGATATGTGTATATTAAGATGTGCAGGTGACGCACAAGTAGAAACAAAGATGGTGGCTG